GATCCGGGGCCGACCGTTTGAGCGCCGATCGGCAGTTCGTACGTCGAATCGGTCAGTTCCTGCACGGTGACGACCTGATTGCCCCAGGCGCTCGTGATGAGCTCTCCGGGGGCCACATGGGCAGGCAACGAAGGAACCGGCATCAGAACACTCCTGTCAGTGCGACGGTGGTTTCGGTCCACAGCGCAGCGTCCCATCCGGCGGTGTCCCACCGGGTGACGACCGACGCGGCGAACGGGGCGGCGGCATCGAGGGCGACGCGGCACGTCCAGTTGTGCGGGTCGATGCGATGCTGCACCCCGGTGGCGAACATCTGACGGTCGAACACGGTGCGCCCGCCTTCGACGAGCCGGCACCGGTACCGGGACGGTCGGGTCGGGTCGACGCCGGCGCACAGGTTCCGGGCCGGGGTCGACGTGGCGGCGTCGAGGGTGACGGCGTCGACGCGTGGCATCCAGTCGGCCGACAACACGACCAAATAGCGTTGGCCGAGGATGTCGAGCTGGTCGTCGGCGGAACACTCGAGGTCGGTGCGGGTGAACGTCTCGACGCCGTAGATGATCTGGTTGGTGAGGTCGTCGAACATGCGGCCCGGGTCGCTGGGGCGGCCGACGACGGTGCGGGTGGCGACGTCGGTCAGGTTGAACGACAGCTCCCAGCCGACCGGGCACACATCGCCGGCGGCGACGTTGCCGATGGTGCCGTCGGGCGGGGTGTCGTCGTCGAACACCTGCCAGTCACGCGGTTTGAACACGACGGCGCCGTGCCGGGCGTCGCCGAACACGGCGCCACCGGCCGAGTCGGCGGCGATGTCGATCAGGTCGGCCGCCTTGCCGCCCAGTTCGGTGGCGATCAGGGCGACCGAGGTGGGGGCGATGTCACGGGCATCGACGGCCCAGGTGACGATGTCGAGGATCCGGTTGATGCGGGCGCTGGCGGTCTCGACGCCGATCGGCGGGTCGACCCGGGCGACGTCGACCTTGCCGACCCAGCCTTTGGCGTCGACACAGGCCAACACGACGGTGTCGTGCAAGATCGGGTCGTAGCGGGGTTCGGCGGCGTCGACGAACCCGCGCCACAACCATCGCACCGGGTCGTCGTCGACGGCGACCCCGACCCGCACCGCCCGACCCGGTCGCACCGTGAGGACGGCCGGACCGGTCGGGGCGGTGGCGAGGTCGGCCCAGCCGGTCCGGTTGTCGACGGTGATCGTCGCCGAGCCGACCTGCCACCGTTCGATCGACCGTTCCCGACCCAACGTGATCTCGACGTCGTGAACGTCGCAGGTGACGTCCAACCATGTCGGTTCGGCGCCGGCCCATGTGGCGTCGGGGTCGTCGTCCCAGTGGGCGACATCCCAGCGGGCCTGGCCGACGGGGATGCGGGTGTCGCCGACGCCGAGCTCGACGACGGGACGGACACCGGGGACGGTGGCGATCGTGGCGACGCTCACGACCGCAGCCCGTTGTACCGCTGGTGGCCGCGCAACGCTTTGGCGACGGCACGTTGGACGTCGAACCGGTTGCCGATCACGGCGGCTTGGACGGTGACCGGTTGCAGCACGAACGGGGCGGCGGCGCTGCCGGTGCCGTTGGCGTAGCGGGGGATGTGGTGGACGTGCCGCAGGATCGACCGGGTCCGCGCCGCCGACGTCACCTTGGTGCCGCCGGGCACGATCGTCGTGTTCGTGATGAGGACCCGCCGTCCGTCGGGCAGGGTGGCGAACTCGGCGCCGGCCTCACCGGCGATCCCGCCTTCCGGGCCGACAGTGCCGCCATGGGCACGAGCCCGGGACGGCGGCACGATGACCGTCGGGATCGGGACCGGATGGTTGTTGTAGTAGTTCTTGGCTGCGTTGAGGGCGCCGTCGAGCTCGGGCGCAGTCGGCGACTTGACGTCGGTCGGCAGTTGGGCCTGATGGGTGGCGTAATAGTTGTTCACCGTCGCCAACGCACCCTGGTAGTCACCGGCGATGATCTGCTGGGTGACCTTGGCCTGGACATCTTTCGGCAGGTTGTCGATCGACGACTGCAACAGCCCGATCTTCTGTTTGGCCTCTTCGGTGCCGGACAGCTTGTATCGGGTTTCGATGTCCTCGGGCATCAGGCCGAGCCGGCGGATCATGTCGTCGGCCTGGTCGCCGGACAGGTGCAGCTCATTCTGCAACCGGGTCTTCAACGTGTCGGCAACGTCCTGGGCTTTGCCTTGGAACGTGGTGAAGTCGCCGTGGGCGTCGGAGAACGCGGCGGCCAGTTGGGTGTCGATCGTCGACGACAGATCCTGCAACGCCTGCTGGTTGTTCCGGCCCTTCTCGGTGTTCAGGTCGAACGACTTGCCGTTCTCCTTCAACGACTTGCCGAAGTTGTCGAACGCCTCCTCGTTGTGGGTGGCGATCTCGGCGAGCGAGAAGAACTGGTCGTGGAACTGTTGCATGCCGGCGACGGCACCGGTCAGCCCGGCCCGGCCGAAATCGATCGACCCGACCGCGTTCTTGAACGCCTTCGTCCCGGCGACCGCCTGTTCCATGATCGTGTTGACCCGGTCGAGTTGGTCGGCCCCGTCGGACTGGACGTCTGCGTAACGCTTCATCGGGTTGAGCGCGGCGTTGTACGCCTGGGTGAGCTCGTTGACCTGTGGGCCGAGCGCCTCGAGGGTGGCCTTGTGGGCTTCGTCGGCACGGATCGCAGCCTCGCGGGCTCCGACCATGCCGAGCACCGCCTCCTTCAACGAATCCCACTGCGGGGTGCCGGCGAACACCTTCTGCTGGCCCGCCACCCAGGCGTCGAACTGGGCCTGGGTTGTCTTCGGGTCGATCAGATCGGTGGCCTCCTTCAACGACAGGCCGATGTCGTTGATCGCCGGCAAGATGTTGTCGCCGTTCAGTTTGAGCTCGCCGGTCTGTTTGATCACGTCGGCGTAATGCTCGAACAGGGTGCTGCCATCGTTGAGCGTCTTGGTGAGGTCGGCGACCTCCTTGTCAAACTCCTCGGATGCCTTCTTGGCCTTGTTGAACTCGTTGGAGACGAGCGCAGTGGCGATCGAGATCGCAGCGATCGGCCCGGCCACCCTGGCGAAGTTGCCGACGATCTGACCGAGGCTGTCGCCGCTCCCGGCGGCATCAGCCATGTACTCACCCATCTGGCCGATCGCCACACCGGCCGACCCGGCCACCCCGCCCAGCGCCCCCAGATCCTGGGTGGTGTTGCCGATCATGTTCGCAAGCACCGACTTCGAGCTGTCGGCCGACTTGCCGATGTCATCGATGCCCTGCTTGGCCGGCTTCGTGTTCAGGTCGACGTCAGTGGTGTTGACCTCCTTGATCTTCGACTCGATCTTGTCGAGGTCGCCGGTGAGCTGGTTGACCTGATCCGACTTGACGGTCACCTCGGGATCGTCGGCGTCCAACCGGTCGATGTCACCGATCAGGCCGGCGATCTGCGAGGCGATCTGTGTGGCGTTCGAGGTGAGCAGCAGGGTCGCCGGGTCGCGTGACAGGCCGTCGGCCTTCTTCAACACGTCGTCGATGTTCTTCGCCGCCGTCTTGGTGTCGGCGGTGACCTCGAGCTCGTACGGCTTCTTGGTGAGAGCGTCGGCCTTCTTGGCGACCGCGTCGACCGTCTTGGAGGCGTCGTCCTTGGCGGTGATCCGCAACGAGATCTCTTCGCTACCGGCCACCGGTCACCTTCCTCAACTCGGTGATGGCGAGGTCGGGGAACTCGCCGCGGAACTCGTCGACCGCCCGCGACCAGGCCCGCGCCCCGCGGGACCCGGGATGGCGGACGGGGCCGCGCACCGGATGGGGGAACCCGGCGCCCTTCAGGAACCGTTTACGTGACCCGATGCGGTGGCCGCGGGTGCCGTCCTCGATCCAACGCCACGCCCCACCCGGCACGGCGTGGATGACCACCGTCTCACCCGACCCGGACGGCTTGGTGCCCAGCTTGGTGGCGCGGCGGCCACGGCCGGTGTGCATCATCATCGTGCCGCCATGACCGACGACCCGGCCGGCGGATGCGGTGGCGATCTCGTCGAACCGTTTGGTGGCGGCCTCAACGATGTCGGCCGGTAGCCGCTCGAGCTTGGCGGCGATGCCCGTGAGCGAGGTCGGCACCGGTCACGCCGCCCCCGTCACCCACGCCGACCCGGACCAGTGGCCGCGGCCACCGGTCCCGGCGGCCTGGGTCTGGACGTACTGGCCGGTCGTCCACGCCGTCGCCGGGCTGGCGGTCACAACATGGGGGGTGCCGGCGATGAGGTCGGCGACCGTGGCCGGCGGCGTTGCCCCGGTTGGCGTCCAGGTGCCCGGGATGCCGGCGGTGGCGCCGGTGGCAGCATCCTCCTCGCCGCCTTCGATGATCACCGAGGTGGTGGCGTCACCAAACTCGATGTCCGGCTTACGGGACAACGGCAGGGTGATATCGGCGGTCAGGGTGGTGCGGGCGTCACCGCCGATCGTCGCCGATGACAGCCGGACCCGGCCGATCGCCTTGGGCGGATCGTCACCGGACAGGCCGAGCAGGAAGTACGCCTCGTCGGTGTCATGTTCGAACAGGAACCGGTTCAGCCCGGTCGACACGTTCGGATCCTGCAAGAACGTGACCGCCAGCTCGTAGGTGGATTTGCCGGGGGTGGGGATGGTTTCGGCCGGTTCGCAGAACGTCGCCGGCACATCCGACGTCGTCGTGTCGGCGGTGGCGTTCAACGCACCCGACGTGGTCTGACAGCTCCATGATTGTGACGCCGCGTTGTAGTCGGCGAGTGCCACCGTCGACAGCGTCTTGCCGGCCGGCGCCTGCCACGCCGACAGGTAACCCACGGCGGCCGGGTCGACCACGGCGAACGCCAGCTGCCCTTCTTCGATCTGGAAGATGTTGCGCGACACGGATGGGCTCCTAACAGGTGAGGGTTTCCGTCGAGACGGACGCGATGTAGGCGGGACATTCCAGGCCGGCGACGAACACGGTGCCGGGCAGCAATCCGACGCAACGGAGGAACCCGAAGTCGGTGCGGACGTTGCGGGTGCCGCCCAAGACGGCGAACAGTTGGTCGGCCTGGGCGTCGAGCTCGGCCTGGGCGTCCTCGTCGGCGATGCGCCGGCCCAACAACGTGACGTCCAACGTCATCGTCATCATCCCGGCGGTGTCGGCCTCGCGCAGCGACGGCCGCCCGACGACGCAGACGGGCAAATGTGCGACGTCGTCGGGCAGCCATCCATACGTCGGGACACCGGTGCCCGCGACGAGCTCGGTGACCTGGGCACGGAACGGGGCGATCACCTGGGTCACCGTCGTCGCCGTCATGCGATCCCCGCTTTGGACAGGTCGAGTTTGCGTTCGAGCAGGCGGGCGATGTCGGGGTCGGTGGAGATGATGCGGATCACGCCGAGGTCGTTCCACCCGGCGACCCCTTCAGGACTGTTGCGACGTTTGTACAGGCGGGACGCCAACAGGACGATCGCCTCTTGGGTTTCGTCGTCGTCGAACAGGCCCGGTTTGACCCGTTCCGCCACCCAGGCGACCGCCGCCGTCAACGACCGTTCGAGAACGGTGTTCGACACGTTGGACACGGTGCCGATCGAGGCCCGCAACGCATCCAGGAGTGCGGCGTTCACACGACCACCAGCCTCAACGAACGGGTCATCGTGTCGACGTGAGCTCGCACGGCGTAGGTGCCCGCCGCCGCATACGTCTTGCCGACCGGGACATGTGATGCCATCCCCGGCGACCAGGTCGACCCGTCGCCGTATTCCCAGATGACGGTGCGGCCGAGGACCGGGGCGCCGCCTGTCGTCTTCAACAGGAACTCGTAGGACCGTCCGTCGTGGCTGTAGGTGACGACGACGTCGGACGGCAGGCCGGTGGGTGTGTTGATGCCCGGCCCCGACCCGTCGACGCGTACGACCTGTTCGTTGGGCCAGTCCCACACCTCACCAGCCATCGGTCAGCCCTGCTGGGCGTCCTCGAGGTTCTGTTCGGCGCGGGCGATGCGCCGTTCCTGATCTTCGGCCGGGCTGACCGGCGTTTCGTCGGGTGCCGGTTCGGCCGGCGGCTCCTCCGGCTCTGGTTCTTCGGGGGTCTGGGCCTTGGCTACCATGTTGTTCTCCTTGTTCAGGCGTGGGCACCCGCCGCCCAGGCGGTGCCGTTCCAGTTGAAATCGAATCCGTTGACGGTGATCTTCTGGCCGACCGTCCAGTTCGTGGCCGGGTCCGCCACGAAGCCGAGCCCGGCCAACTTGGCGGCGTTCGGCGCGTCGCTGGCGGTGACCAGGTTGTAGGGCTGCCCGGTGAACGTGTCACCGGGTGCCGCCGCCCCGGCCTGCGACCCGGGCGGGTTGGTGCCCGTGTCCGACGTCGTGTTCGTCCCCGGCCCCGACCGGTCGCTGCGCACCAGCGACTGGTTCGGCCAGTTGAACTGGCGGCCAGGCATCAGGCCGTCAGCTTGATCACAGCGGTCGGCACCAGCACGGACACCTGGAAGTAGCCGGCATAAGCAACCTGCACACCGAGAACGCTGGGTTCGGTGACGGACAGGGCGCCGATCCGCTGTTCGTACACCCGGGCCGCCGACGCGTTCATCAGCAGGATCGTCCCGGCGGCGAGGCCGTACGACATGTACACGGCGACACCGGAGATCGAACCCATCGCCCCCGACCCGAGGTCGCCGGCGGTGAACCCGGAGCTGTTGGCGTTGGTCGGGTTGACACCGGGGAAAAGCGGCCCGATCACACCCATCATGTCCGGCGACACCAGCAGCAGGAACCGGCCCGCCCCAGGGGTGGCGGCGTAGGCGGAACCGACCGCCTTCCAGATAGCGGCGTTGACCTCGGCCGCGGTCGAGCTCGCGGTGAGCACCGGTGTCTGCGCGGTCGACCCGGCCTTCAACGCGACCGCTGTCGCCGTTTCGGTGTCGATCGCGTACTGGCCGGCGAGGTCGTTGACGACGATGTCCATGATCTGCGGCACCGACCAGTCGATCACCTGACGGCTGAGGTTTAGGTACCCGCCGTAGGTGTCCATGTTGACGGCGACGGTGTCGATCGTCATTTTGCGACTGACCAGCTCGGCCTTCTCTGCGGTCTGCTTGGCGGTGTCGGTGTGTTGGGTGATCCGGGGCACTTGGAACCTGCCGCCCGGCATCGCGGTGACCCCGATCGCGTTGACGACCGGCCGGGACGTGTCGATGAAGTTGAGCAACGGCTCCACCACCGGGTTCGGGATGACCCCGAGAGAATCGGCGCTGGTCTGGTGGGCGGCGGCACGGTGGTACAGGCCGAGCCGTTCACGGGCGTCCTCGACGCCGACCCCGGCCTGCCACCGGTCGTTGATGTACTCGCCGGCCGACCGGTACTCGATGACCGGTGCCGCCGCCTTCGGGTTGCGGACGACGGTCAGTTCGCGTTGGATCTCGGCGTACCGGTCGCGGCTGTCGCGGGCGACCCGGGCGGCGTCGGTCAACGGGGCGATCTGCCCGTTGAGCACCTTCATCTTGTCGGTGGCGTCGGTGACCAGCCGCATCTCGGACTCGTTGAGATCACGTCCGTTGGCGTTCTCGATCAGCTGGTCGATGAACGACTGGCGTTCCTCGAGCTGCGACTGGTACTGGGCGATCTGGGTTTCCAACCCGGCCATGGGTGACTCCTCACGTGGACACAAACAGCGTGCGTTCTCACGTAGGGCCTTGGTCACCCACTCAGGGCCGCTCCCGATCTACGGGTCACTCTGCGCCCGAGCGACTGGCTCTAGTGGTCGGGACTGTACCGCAGTTCGAACAGCAGGGCGAGCACCCGATCCTTGTTCGGGGTCGCCACCACCGGCCCGTCCACCATCGCTTGGCGGCGGACGTCGAGGACGGTGGCGGTCGGATAGGCCGGGTCGATCAACATCCCGACGTGGTCGAGATAGCACTTCTCGAGGCGGCGGGCCTTGCGGTCCGGGGTCCAGCGTTGGACCATCGGGGCGAACCCGACCGACGCCGCCAGGATCCCGTCGGCGGCGAGCTCCAACGTTTCGTCGCCGATCGGTTC